GCCCTCCAGTACCACGAGGTGCGCATCAATGTGGAGTTCGAGCAGTGGATCAACTGCTCCTACACGGAGCTCAAGTCGAACCAGTCGATCCCGACCTCGATCCAGTCGCTCACGGCCGCGTCGCTCTACATCGACTATGTGTACCTCGACACGGAGGAGCGCCGCCGCTTCGCCCAGCAGACGCACGAGTACCTCATCGAGCAGCTGCAGTTCACGGGCGCCGAGTCCATCACGAGCTCGAGCAACAAGATCCAGCTCAACTTCAACCACCCGGTGAAGGAGCTCATCTGGATCTGCCAGCGCGACTCGTTCGTCGACTGCTCGCAGCCTGCCCCGGTGCCGATCGCCGAGGTGAACGGATGCCAGCCGTTCAACTACTCCGACGACTTCACCACGGAGGGTGTCGTGCTCGACGTGCTGGCTCGCGGCTCGCTGGGTGGCGGTGCCTCGACGATCGTCGTGCCGACGACGTCGGGTGATGGTCCCTCGGGCCCCTACCTCCCGGGTCTGGGTATCCAGCAGGGCCCGTCGCTGGGCGGCTCCAGCTGGCTCGACACCAACGCGGGCCCGAACGGCAACGACCAGTCGGCGCTCTTCGAGGACACGACCAACTACCTGCTCGCCAAGGTCCTCCTCGACTCGGGCGTCAAGTGCTCTGGCAAGAACCCGATCGAGGTCGCCAAGCTGCAGCTCAACGGACAGGACCGCTTCACGGAGCGCGAGGGACGCTACTTCAACTACGTGCAGCCGTACCAGCACCACACCCGCACGCCGACGGTGGGCATCAACGTGTACTCCTTCGCGCTCAAGCCCGAGGAGCACCAGCCCAGCGGCACCTGCAACTTCTCGCGTATCGACAAGGCCACGCTGCAGCTCACGGTGTCCGTCAACACGGTCCGTGCTGGCCGCACGGCGCAGGTTCGCGTCTACGCCGTCAACTACAACGTGCTGCGCGTGATGAGCGGCATGGGTGGCCTGGCCTACTCCAACTAGAGACCCCCGAGACCCCTGCGCAACCCCAACACAAAACTACAAATGCGGTCAGAAAACTGGCGGCATTTGTGGTTAGAATGTAAATGCCCGTGTACAACATCCCGCTTTCCGTCCCAGCAGCACTGGTCGTTGCATCAGCCCCGGTCAAGACGCGTCGTATGGCACACATCATTCCAGGCGATTTGTCGACCTACATCTACACGGATCGCGATGCGTATTATCGCGGATACCAAGACAGTGTGTTCGGCCGAACATGTAGAAAGGCTGGATACGATTGCATGCGCCATTACGAGATTCTCATGAATGGATGCATTCCGTGGTTCGAGGACCTCTCATCGTTCCCGCCGACGCTGATGACAAACTTCCCGAAGGACCTCGTGTTTGCGGCCATGAACTCCGAAACCCCCGAGACGCATATCCCCGAGTTGCTCGAGTATACGCGCACACACTTGACAACACGAGCGTCAGCACAATACGTTCTGGACACGGTCGGTATCCAGCCGAAGCGCGTGCTGTTTCTTGGAGGAGACCCTTCGCCCGACTGCACACGGGACTTGCTCCTCTCTGGGTTGAAAGAGATACTGGGGACGAACTGCTGTGAATCCGTCCACGTTCCGCACATCTACGATGATTATGGGAGCATGGAACGGTACTATGGCCGAGGGTTCACCTACTCAAAGTCGGTCCCAGCTTCTCTGAAACCGCCTCCCATTCACATCTCGGAGATTGAAAACCATTCGTTCGACATGGTAGTCTACGGCAGTTATCACCGGGGAGCGCCGTATTGGGAACTTGTCAACTCAGTGTATGCCAAGAACGAAATTGTGATTGTCTGTGGAGAGGACACGCACGACCTCTCGGATTGCCCAGCGTATCACCTAGGCAAGGACTACACTACGTTCATTCGGGAGCTGACCCATGCTTGAGCTGCTTAAGCACTCGTATCACTTCGCGGATATCGCTTTGGACGGGTATGAGATGCGTTCGGATTGTCTCTTCTGGAAGTGTCCACCATTTCAGTTCCAACAGATCCGCAATGACATCATCGGGAAACCGATACTTTACGATTCGAGCGGGATTCCCTGCAACGACCGCATAGGGTGGAACAGATTTGGTGACGACGGAATTACCTGCGACAACGGCCCCATCTCCAATGTGGACTCCTGAATAGATTGTGGCGTTCGACGCGACCCATACGTCGTTGCCAACGGTAGGCGTTTCCTTACCCCATACATTGACAGGCGACTCACTGAACAATGTTTGGAATGGATAGGTTGAGAATGTGTCCATCTTGTGATTGCCGTCGATAACGAACGTTACACCCCTCCCAAAACTGCAGTACGAACCTACTTCAATTACGTCATTTATTCGCTCCCACGCGCGTATCGTGCAATAGTCGTGGCCGTAGGTATGTTTTCCTACTCGGATACTCATTACTTACATGCGATAGTTGATATAGTTAAAATAGGATGTCAATTGAGTCTAGATACCTCCGTGCATTCGTGGCTCCGTCTGATATCAACGAGCACCTTCCTGTCCTGCTAGAGTACACGAGGAGGTGCTCGTCGGTTGTGGAGTGCGGCGTCCGCGATATCGTGAGTTCGTGGGCATTTGCGTACGGACTCTTGGGTGTCCCTGGTAATCACTACACGCTCGTAGATCCCTACAAGGGCGGCGAAATGGACTCGTTCTTGGTGACGTGCCGCCTCGCAGGTGTGAATGCAGAGTTCGTGAACCAGAGCGACTTGGACTGTCCGTTGGTGAAGACGGATCTGCTGTTCATTGACACGTGGCACGTCTACGGTCAGCTCAAGCGTGAGCTGGACCGTTGGAATGCGTCGGTGTCCAAGTTCATCCTTCTACACGACACGACCGTAGATGGAGAGCACGGGGAAACCATCCGCGTTGGGTGGAATGCGGCACAGCAGAGTGCCAAGAGCGGTATTCCTGTGCATGAAATTACCCGCGGTCTCTGGCCTGCGGTGACCGAGTTTCTGGCGGCTCATCCAGAGTGGACCCTTGAGCGTCGTCTGACCAACAACAATGGTCTCACCATTCTCAGTAGAATCGCGTAACCAACTTTGCCATCATCTCAGGTTCACATACTCTGTCCGTGGGGTTCGTCTGTCGAAGTCGAACGTGGAAGTAATCGGGTGGAAGCTGTTCGATGTGTTCGTGCAAAAGTTGATAATTCGGCAAGTCAAACCGACCGAAATGCGTCCGCGGAACATCTGCAAGTGCACGACCAAAGGAAACATCGTCCCACTCAAAGTAGTATCCCGGGCCCGACTGATATACGATGTCCTTTCGCTGGAGTAGCAACTCCGCGACATCACGTGTCATACAAATGCCCGCACCCGAAATGCCTTGACTCAGATACACACCTGCAAACAGTCCAGTGCTTGGACACGACTTCAGACGCTCAACCAGACGAGGAAGAATCCAGAACGAAGACAGGTTTGTACGGACAATGTGGGTGTACATCGGAGACCTCAGGAAGTACTCAATGCTGTCTAACGTTTTGCGACGAATGTTCGCGAACGACTCTTGACCCGGTAGGCGCAGAACGTCTCCATCCAGCCAAGGGCCCGTTACAGGGTGGTATTCAATGAAGAATGCGTCTATCTCGCAGTGCGTGTGCATATAGGTTCGCCACACGTCTCGAAGGCCTCTGTACACAGGATCCGTGTCGCTCGAAATGACCAGGAGCAGGACACGCATTGCGGAAGTGTGCGTGGGGTGTGAAAGCCCGTTAGGTTTTGAGGAAGCCAATCCATGTATCAAGAAATGGGCTGGACCGCGGACGACGTGATCTGCACCGACAAGTACCTGGCGGCGTTTCCAACCGACTATCACAAGACCGATGCCCTTTACTCCAGGACCCCCCTCGTTTGGAGAGGTCAGGGCCACCTGCCCACAACTGACTTCAAGAACCGCAGAATCTGCGGACATTCCGACCATTCAATCACAGAGGAGATTGTGAACACCTACCCCGCAGGAAGTTGGTGGGGTGTGAATGCGGAGTCGCCTCATGTGCACGGCCTACCCCTGGGCATCACGAACGATACGGACGAGAGCGAGTTTCACCGAGTCTTTGGGAATGTCGACATGATGGTGGAGGTTGCCAAGGAGCCCAGGGCGATCAAGAACCTGGTCTATGCGAATTTCGTGGTCGCCAACCATACATCCCGCGTTCACCTGATGGAGTTCGCACGGAGGCAGCATTGGATCACGGTGGGTGGCGTAGACACCTCGATGGAGGGTCGTCGATCCTTTCTGCGTGAGATTCGCAATCACCAGTTCGTGCTGTGCCCCCGGGGTGGTGGTGTGGACACGCATCGGCTGTGGGAGACTCTGTACATGGGCAGTATTCCCATTGTGGAGCGGGACAGTGCGCATGCAGGGTGGACGGATTTGCCCATTCTGTTTGTGGATTCATGGACCGAGGTGACGCCAGAGCGGTTGGCTGCCGAGCACGCCAGAATCACGGCAGCCACATGGAACATGGAGAAGCTGAAGGTCGGATACTGGATCAACAAGATACACGAGAGCACAATGAAGATCGGCACCGTCGTCACGGCAACGGATCTCAACCCGCTGTACTCTGATTTCATCCCCAACTTTGTCAAGGCGTGGAAGGCCGTTCTGCCCGAGGCCGACGTCCACATCGTCCTGATAGCCGACGGGATTCCCGAGTCTCTAAAGGAGTGGTCCGAACACATCGTTCTCTCCGAGCCCATTCAGGGCATGAAGAGTGCCTTCCAAGCCCAGTGTATTCGACTCCTGTATCCCCGCCAAGTGGCGCGCGATGAGGGTGTGCTCATTACCGATATGGACATGCTGCCCGGAAACCGCCGATACTATGTCGAGGGTGCGGCACGCGGAGACCGAGACTCGTTCGTGGTGTATCGCGATATCTGCTTTCCAGAGCAGATTGCCATGTGCTACAATGTGGCCCACCCAAAGATCTGGACCTCTGTGTTCGGGTCCGAGTCCGCAGAGGTGGTCTTGAAGCGATGGTACGCGGGAACGGGCTACGATGGTCAGCATGGCGGCGTGGGATGGGCTACGGATCAGATCGTGTTCAAGCGGATCTTTGACCAGTGGACGGGACACAAGGTGGTGCTGAACGATGGATTGACCCAGTTCACCCGACTTGATCGTATTCACCCCTGGAACTTCGTGGACAGACCTCAGCTTCGGAGTTCTCTGCTGGATGGTCGCTTTTGCGACTATCACTGCCTACGGCCGTATGCAGCGAACAAGGATATAAATGACTTTATCGTTTCTTGCCTACAGGAAAGAGTATGGTGAATGCCTTTTCCTTCTGTTTGTACGGCCCGACCAAACCCATCTACCACGACGGGTTCCTCGAGAACCTGACATTGATCAAGACCCACTACCCTGGATGGGTCGTGTATCTCTATCTAGGATCCGACACCGAGTCTG